CCTATCGCAGGTACAGTTAAAATAGGTACCGAACTAATTTCATATGAAACTGTAAATCTTGAAACATATACTTTAAGTGGATTGTCAAGAGGATTGAATGGTACTACAATTTGTAATCATTTGCCAGGTGAATTGGTTTACATTGACTTACCACCAGTACTAGTGGTATATGGTGCTCATGGTTATACTGAACCTCCTAAGGTTACTGCATACATTGATATATCAATTTACCCAGCTCCTCGTACTCCTGCTGTATTTGCAGCAGTTATGAATGTAGATTCGGTATTAGAAATTCAAGTAATTAATCCAGGATCAGGGTATGCGGTGTTACCGACAATTGTTATTGACCCTGCCGAAACATATACTTTTGGTAGCGGCTCAGTTAACACCGTTCTTAACACGATTACATTAACAGCGCCAAACTTAGTTACTGGTGACCAGGTAAAATATGAAGTTGGTGTAGCTACAACTGCAATTGAACCTCTGGTTGATGGTGAATGGTATTATGTAAACGTACTATCTAGTTCGCCAGTCACTACCATTGCATTGTATACAAGCTATGAAAATGCAGTAAATGACAATTTTAGAATTAATTTTGTTAATACTGGTACTGGGTCTAGCCAATCATTGAACTTGGGTGCTAGAGCATACGCTATTACAAATTCGACTCCAGTAAGAGAAAATATTATTACCATGCGTTTTGATAGAACCTCTTATGAGCCTCAGGTTGTTGAATGGGTACCTGAACAGTTCTATGGCGCTAGCTATGCTGGAAACTACAATCAGATTTCTAGTTCTTCAATTCAGTTGGAAAGCACAAGTCCTCCGATTGGTTCTGTTCTTGCTAGTGGCCAAGGTGTTGGATTAGAAATTCAAGATGTTGAAAATCAAGTTATATATTCTTGGTCAGGGTTCCCCCGTAGAATAACAAACACCTATTCAGGTTCTAATACTATCAAGCTTGTTCCTTATGACGGTGGGGTTGGTGAACCTACAGCGTCAGGATCTACAATTGGTTTCTATATAGGGATGCCAATTAAAATTGACGGATCATCAATTGGTGGTATTATAACTGATGTAACTTATTATGTTCATAGCATTGTAAGTGATGTATTGTTTACTATTTCTCAGACACCAACTGGAGCTGTGTACCCGTTAACTACAGCTACCGCAACTCTTGGTTCTGTACAATGTTACACCGCTCAGGTAATTAATCAAGCTATATTAACTGTAAACTATCCTGGTATACTTGATGTAACTTCTATAGAAGATTCAAATATTATTACAGTTCCTCTTAATCCTACTGGAACAGGCGGAACCAATGGTTTTTATGTTAATATGCCAGTATTCTTTACTGGTGAGGTGTATGGCGGAATAATTGCTAATGAAGTATATTATGTTCATACAATTTGCAGTTCACAGACATTTACGATATCAACTCAAACAGATCCAATTACATATACACTAGCCAGTACTAGTGCAAGTGGTAATTTAGTAACTCTAACGAATCAAACTATGGATTTGGTTGCAAATGATACTATCATATTTACCAACTTTGTTTTCACTAGTGGAAATTTTATTGTTGGTCAAACTTATACTATTGTTTCTCTTGGTACTACAGACTTTACTACAATTGGTGCACCATTCAATGGAACAGGCGTTACGTTTACAGCAACAGGTGTTGGTACTGGAACTGGCTCAGCATCATCTAATGTTTTTGGTAATATTGTATCTGGTCAACTTTACTATGTGGCTAGCGTATCAGGTGCAAATAGCTTTAGCGTAAAAGCACAGATAAATTCGTCACCGGTAACTTTAATTAATTCTGTTGGTACAGGTCTGGTTACTGCCCAATATACTACAGTTGATTTGGCAGCTAGCACTGGATCAATGACTATTAACTGCAACTTGCCAATCAGTCCAGGTCAAATTACTGGTCAACAGTTTTCAATGTATACAACGTCAGGACAGTATCCAAATGTAAGTGGATCAGTCAGTAATTTAATTACTAGAACTGTAACAAGATCATTAGCTGGTTCAAATAGATTACCTATTACTACAAATAGCGGTGGAGCATCAAACATCTATGTTAACATGCCAATACAGTTTGCAACTGCAATTGGTGGATTAAGTGCAAGTCCTACAACATACTATGTAAAAGAAGTTGGTGCAACTACTTTCCCTGTAACATCTACCAGTGCTCCAAGCACAGTAGGTGTTGTAACAGGTACTATAGCTGGTTATGTATTAACTGTAACCGCAGTGACTTCGGGTTCTCTAGTAAATGGGGTAACTATTACAGGTACAGGAATCGCAGCAGGAACTACGGTTATTACGCAATTGTCAGGTACGCTTGGTGGCATAGGAACTTATCAAGTAAGTGCTTCTCAAACTGTGGCGTCAACAGCAATCACTGCATCTACTAGTTATTTGACTATTCCAAATGCGTATTCAACTAACGTATTGTATTCAGGAATGCCTGTTATATTTGATACACTAAGCATAGGCGGAGTAGATTTAAATACCGAATATTATGTATTATCTATAATCAGTGCAACTCAGTTCTCTATCTCAACTATACCCGGCGGTGACGCTGTTATCTTATCTACTGGTACTGGCAATTATATGCGTTGTACAGGTGAAGATTATATAACAGTTAGTGCCACTCAAGGTGGGGGAGTATTACCATTATACACTTCAGGTCTTGCTGTAAACTTTACTCAAAAAACTGGTACAGCACCTGTATTTGATGTAAGTTGGATATTAGGTGGATACAATGTTGTTATAACCAATCCTGGGTTAGGTTATGCAGTATCTAATACTATAACAATTCCTGGAACCTTAATTGGTGGAACTTCTAATAACAATTTAACAATAACTGTAAACAAACTTCAGGAGTATGCAGTTAATCAAAGTTACGGAGCTGTAGCTGATGTTATTACAGCAGGAACCGTTCCTGATCAGCCAGTTAAATATTTCTTAAAAGCAGTTACGCCTAATCAATTAGCAGTCTACAGTAATTCTCAATTAACTGTTCCAGTTAGTGGTATAAACTTCCCGTACGTTGGTACAACAGAAACAACAGTAACAGGTACACTTGCAACAAGTAATGTAGTAGTCGTAAATAGCACTACTGGATTTAACTTAAACGATCCTGTTGTGTTTACCGGTAATGTAAGCGGTGGATTAATATTAGGTCAAGTCTATTACATACTTACTGTGACTCCTAATTTAACTGTAAGCTTAAAGCCAGGCGATAGTTCAACTATAGTTACATTGTCAACTGTCCCGTTTCAAAATTTTACAATGGCTACGTTAGGCGATTATGCATTCTTACCTGAACCAGTGCCCTTCAATCAGAGCATAGTTAAATTCAATAATAAAGTCTATGCTTGTGTGGTAAGTAACAATGACGCAGAATTTGTATTAGGTAAGTGGGCACTACTAAACAGTAGCGACCGTAGATTAAATGCACTAGACAGAATTGTAGGATATTATGCACCTACTGTGAATATGCCTGGAGCAATAACTAAGTTAGGGCAAACCTTATCATATGATATAATCACATATGATAGCTATCCATATAATGATGTTATGTCATTGAATATAGATTTGTCACAGTTATTAACTGGTACAACTTATCCAAATAGTACATACTATGGTGACAGCTTTAATCCTAATCTAAATTTTGTATTAGATACAGAACTGAGTAGTCCTTCATTTACTAGCACAGAAAATACAGTGTACGATGTAGAAGGTGCACCATTTACATTTGGATATGCCCCTGAAGAATTAGTCGCAGGATTAATTACTGATAATTTAACCTTTTTAGCTACTACTAGACCAGGTATAGATTGGTCTGTTCCTGAGTATCAAAACAACGGCTTTAATGTTGTTAGTGTGGAAATACCACAGAGTTCCCCTACACAAACTGTGTATAGTTTTGCTGATTTGGTTCAAGTACCAGCACAACTTAAAGTGTTTGTCATAAATCCTACTTCAATGGTAAGTGTATCTACATATGATGTTCAAAACTATACAGTTGATTGGGTCAACAGTACAATCACACTAAATAGCCCTCTAGCATCAGGTAATATATTAAGAATTGATGTATATGAGACTGGTAATGGTTATCAATTAGATAGGTCTAACACTATCATTAGTCCTTTGCGTGATAATACAGTAACAGTATTGCAAGAAATATACTTGGATTCTAAATATGCAGGCACTATTAACGATGGTAATGGTTTAGTAGTGCCGTATACCCAATCTCAAAATGTAGAAGTTGTTGCAACTGAAAGTGATGTAAATCTATTATATTGTGCGAATGTTGACCAATTTGTTCTGAATAACCCTATAACATTCCAAGGTAACACTTTTGGTAATATTCAAGCAAACACCACATACTATGTAAAAACTATTGACTTGGCTACATTGTCAATAACTGTATCTCTGTATTATGATATTATTAATGGTACAGCAGGCCCTGAATTTACATTATCAACGGCAACTGGTTCAATGGAAGCTGTTATAAATGTGGGATCGGAAGAGCTTTATACTCCACCATTAGTAATGGTAAATGGTAATGAGTTAGCATTAGGAGCATACGGTCAGGTTACTCAGCTAAATGGTGATTCAATAGTTGCAGGTAATTTCATTGTAGGAAAAACTTATATTATAGTATCAGTTGGGACTACTAATTTTGTTGCATCAGGCGCGGCATCCAACACAGTTGGTATAACATTCGTGGCAACCAATACAGGATCAGGTACTGGTACAGCAGCCAAGTATACTATAACTTGTACTAATACTGGAGTATTAAATGTTAATGATACTATAGTATTTTCTAATGAAATATTTGGTTCAGTGATTCAACCATTAACAACATATTATGTCAAAACAATATGGAATGCTAATGAGTTTACGATTTCAACAACTCTTGGTGGCTTGACTTTAGCTTTAACTTCGGCTACAGGATTGGCAACATTTGTTACTAACGAATATACAGTTGGTAGAGTTGCCGATAGTAATTTAGCTAAGCTAGTATTTGCTAACCAATATGACACTGCTACGGATTATATTTCATACACCGTATTAGGACAAACAGAGCCAACTCAGTATGGTTATACTATACCTGAAACCCAAGTGTTTAGTGGAACTGGATTTAATTCTGTCTTTAATCTATATAATTATGTTGGTGGAGAAAATGTAACTAACGCAATTGTAGAAATTAACGGACTTAGACAGACTAGTAGTTCATATACTATTAATCCTACAACTAATCAAATTACGTTTACTTCTCCCCCTGCAGGAGGTAGTACTATAGCGGTTACTACATACAACTTGACCGATAATCAATATTTACATACTCAATATGGCATAACTAATGCTGTTAATAACGTGGTATCTCCTATTGCTAATATTAGTAGAAATATTACTACTCCTATATTTACAACTTCAACCGCTACACAAGCAGGAACTAATTATATTACATGTTTGTCTACCACTGGATTTGTAGTTGGTGCTACAGTTACATTTACAGGCAATGCTAGTTACGGTAATCTTAACGTATCAGGTACTGTTTACTTTGTTGCATCTATAGTTAGTCCAACTCAGTTCACTATTAAGGATCAATATGGAACAACAATCGTATTAACTACAGCGAGTGGTTTCTTATTGGGCACATATGTAGGTGGTCAACCTGCTGTTCGGGTTACAACCAGCATTAATCATGGATTTGCAAATAATGATATTGTTAGAATCGCTGATACAGTTGGAAGTGTTGGATTAAACAATCAAATATTCTATGCAAGAGTCATTAGTAATACAATATTTGATTTGTATACCAAGCAAATTAATTTCTCAGTAGGAGCAATTAATTATCCTCTAGTTGCAACTGAGGCTTATATCAGTGGCGGTTTTACTTGGATTAATGGAACATTTATACTAACTACTACATTAGCTAGTGCGACTTCTGGTGTAACTAATATCATAACCGTAGCGTCTACTAGTGAATTAGTGGTAGATACCCCTATACTATTCAGACAAGTAGGAATACCAATTGGAAGTGTTTCAGCAGGTGGTATGGTAGTAGGAGCTATATATTATGTAAAAGAAATATTAAGCCCGACAGAATTTACTATATCCGCTACCTTAGGTGGGTCATTATTTGGATTAAGTACCAGTTCAGTTACTATTAACGTAACAGAGTTCCAACAAATTGATGTTGATAGACTTTGGGTAACAGTAAATGGATATAGAGTAGCATCTTCATCTTTATATTTGAACCCAGGAAATGAGCTAAGTATTCTTACTAAGGTTGAGGCAAACCAAGAAGTGATAATTACTAATATGATACCAAACGCTACACCTAATAAACTGAAGTACTTGTTAAATGTAAACCAGTTAAATTACGGGTCTGTTTATAGAGGAACTACGCAATCATGAGTCAAAATTTAGTTTCTTCTTCTACTACTTGGTTAACTGAACCATTGACTATTACTGATAATACCATTTATGTAGCCTCAGTTAATAATATCACTAATACCACGGTACAAAACGTAACGGCACCTGTAGCGGTTTCAGGAGTAATGAGTATTGGGTTAAATGCCGATAAAAATTCTATTGTTAATATTGTAGTTTATAATAACACTACCAGTGCAATAATTTCAAGTTCACATTACAGCATAGTGATAGAAAACACAGCTCCTATATTAAAAATAACAACAGGTGCTTGGGTCGCAACGGGGAATTCTTTAACTATTACTACTATAAATGGTAATTTAATTTATATCAATGGTGAACAGATAAAATTTAGTTCAGTGAATACTACGGATAACACGTTGAGTGGTTTATCTCGTGGGCAGTATGGAACCGGAGTACAGGATTTAATACCACTGTATACTGAAGTTTGGGGCCTGTTACTAAAAAATAAAATGAATAATGCAGGATACGTGCATACTTGGAACAGTTATAACTATAATACGACCTTAGGAGATCCTCTGCAAATTAGTACTACCCCTGAGGCTCTATTTTTAACTAACAACAAGTATATAGCACCCTTTCCTGTTATATCACCTTTCCCACAAACCACAACTTCTACTACTACAATTGCTCCTCCTACAAGCACTACTAGTACAACATCAACTTCAACGTCTACTACATCAACCACTTCAACATCAACTTCAACATCTACTACATCAACATCAACAACAAGTACATCAACATCAACAACATCAACCACTACTTCAGGACCAACAACTACGACTACATCTACAACAGCAGCACCTACTACATCAACCACATCTACTTCTACATCAACCACATCTACCTCAACCTCAACAACGTCTACATCTACGACGACCGCAGCAGGCCCAAGTCTAGTGTTTAATAATAGTGATCCGTTTGATTATGTTAATGATTTGCCTGGATCTTTATCTGTGTCTACTGATTGGATTTTTGATGCCGACGGTAATGTAAATGGTACAAGTTCTTTTGATACAGCGCAGCTTTCAGGACCAACTCAATATCTAAGCCCTGTCACCGCTGGTGCAGGATCAGGATATGAAATAAAGGTTACTCTTACTAATGGTGTGTCTATCCCATCAGTATTTAGGATAAATGGAGTAACTATTGGAAATGGCGGCACATCGGCATACTATGGATTAACCAGCGGTATTACTATAAATTATACATTAAGTGATCCTAGTAATATTGGGTTTACTAGAACCGCTACCGGTACAGTCTATGTTAGAAATACCTCTACACTCACTGAGATATCTAGAGCATTTACCATAGTATTGAACTCTGCTTAAAATGCTAAATGGATACTCTCACAATGATAAATAATAATATGAATAACCAACAGAATCAAAAACCTGCTGAAGATAAGACGGAAAAACGTCCTAATGAATTGGGAGGATTTTATTTTTCTTCTCATTTAAAAATTCACGATCCCAATACTAAAGAAGTATTGGTGAAAATTAGGGGCGACCAATAATGTCTATTATTAACTTATCTTATAAAATTGAAGGGTTCCTAAAGATTTATGACCCCAATAATGGCGAAGTATTCGTAGACAAGAAAAATGCCATTAATTACGAAAACATGTCTGATGCTATAGCACTAACCTTAAGTGATCGAGGTTATGGACAGATTTATCAAATGGCATTTGGTAATGGTGGCGCCACAGTAGACAATACAGGCATAATAATATATCTGCCTCCTAACACTACTGGTATTACAGCATCACTTTATAACCAAACCTATGCTAAGATTGTTGATGATAATAGTGTGTTTAATCTAGATCCAACTAGAAATAAAATGTCTGTATTCCATACTGCAGGTAGTGTGTATTCAGATATTCTTGTACAGTGTTTATTAGATTATGGCGAGCCTGCAGGTCAAGCAGCATTTGATAACAGCACACAAACAGATGGTGAATATGTTTTTGATGAGTTGGGCTTATTGGCTAATTATGGTACTGAAGATAATGGTACAGTAATAACTAGATTGTTAACTCATGTTATTTTTCACCCTGTTCAAAAGAGTTTGAATAGACAAATTCAAATAGACTACACAGTTAGGATTCAATCACTAACTAATCAAGTGACAATTTAAGATAAATATAGAATACCGGAGTAATTGAAAATGGCATATACGATTGTAAAAAGTGATGGAACTGTATTAACTACCATTGCAGATGGAACGATTAATACTACTAGTACCTCACTTGGCTTACCAGGTAAAAATTATGCTGGTTATGGACAGCCAATGGACACTAACATGGTGCATCAGCTAGAAAGCTATGCTAACACTAGTCCACCAGCTAATCCATTGCGTGGTCAATTATGGTACAACATCAGTAATGGTATACTGTATGTTTGCCCAACAGACGGTGAAACAAATGGCTCTAATTGGTCAGCTATTACTCTTACCGCAGCAGGCGGCGTAACTACATTTGGCAATATCGCAGTTACAGGTAACATTACATGTAATAACATTGTAGCTACAAACAATTCTAACGCCAACGCAATTACTGTATCGTATCTAACAGTTACTAGTAACGCTAACATAGCAACAGGTAATATTACTTTAGCCAACATAACAACACTAAGAACAACTACCATCACTACAGGCGCAAATGCAAATGCCGGTACACTAACAGGTACATTTACTATTAATGGTACAGGTGGTGCTGCAGGCGATGCTATGATATTCCAAACTGGTGGAATTAATATTCCTAATACAGGTGGTTCTAATTTATATGGCATTAAATGCGACAGATACATGTATGCAAATGGTACTCCTATTAACTTTGGTGGCACATACGGTGATAGTAACGTGGCTGCATTTTTACCCACATACAATGGTAATATTTTAGCAAACGTGGTCCAATTGAAAACATTGTCAACCGGGGCTAATACAACAGCAGGTAATATAACTGGTAACTTTACACTAACAGCAGGATCTAGGCTAAATGCTACTTATGCTGACTTGGCTGAGCGTTTTGAAGCCGATACTTCATATGATTCAGGTACGGTAGTAGAACTAGGTGGCGACAAAGAAATTACTGCGGTTAAATACGAATTAAGTGAAGATGTGTTTGGTGTTATTTCTGATTCGGCTGCATATCTAATGAATTCAGGTGCAGGATCAGACTCTACTCATCCGCCTGTTGCGGTATCAGGCAGAGTTCCTGTTAAAGTAGTAGGTCTAGTTAAAAAAGGTCAGCGACTAGTTAGTGCTGGTTCAGGATATGCAAGGGCCGCTAAACCAGGCGAGGCAACGGAATTTAACACAATAGGCAGAGCATTAGCTGATAAAGACACAACAGGTGAAGGCACGGTCGAGGCAGTGGTTATAATTAGATAGGGCTAACCTATGACCTATGCACAGTATGGAAAAATTCAAGCTACTGATTATAATGTTACCTTAGTTGGCGCAAATATAAGCAATGTTGCAAATAAGTTAAACACAGTATGGTCAGTAGGTAACAATAATGCTGGGTATGGTCAAACAGCGGTAGGCAATGTTACCGTAGGAAATAAGGTCGATAATACCGAGTGGGATAATTTAATTAATACCACTGCAAACGTAGCCACTCAACAAAATTCCAGTATCACTAGTGTTACACCTCCTGTAGCAGGAGACAAGATAACATATACTTCTGCTATTCCAACAAACTTAACAACCATTTATACAAATAGGTTGAATGCTGCTAGCCAAGGATCTACTACTTCAGTTGATACTGTATACGGTAGTACTTGGGACAATGGACTACTATTCACCCAAACTGCAACTTTTGCTAATGGTGATGCAGCCAGATACTTTTTTAATGCAGGTGGACAACTTGGTATTTCATGTTCACACCCCACAGGACCAAATGCTAATGCAACAATAAGCACCTTAGCTAGTGATGTTGGTAATATTTTTCTAAGCTCGCCTATATCAGGTACCGCCACAATCGCAGGTACATCATATACTGGAATCACTAAAGTGGGCGGCGGTGGATCTTCTAGTATATCTACCAATACAGGTTACTACGCATTAACTACCAGTAACGCTACAATTTTAACACAAACATCAACTATTGATAGCAGTACTATTGTAATAGCGACGAAATCTAACGGGACTCAAGGGTCATATAATGATGCGGGCAGCGTTATAACATTTTATACAACATGGCAAGAATCTCCAAATGGTATTGAAGCTACCGCAGGGACAACTACTCGGATATCAGCTAAATACCCATCTACTTCAATTCTTGCTAATACATGGGGTACGGTATCATTGTCAGGTTCGGTAAGTTCATTGGGCCCAGCCCCTACAACTACTACTACAGCAGGACCAACTACAACAACAACTACTATACCAGGAACTACAACAACTTCTACTACTACAGCAGGACCAACTACAACTACCACGACAACTACATCTTCAGGTACAGCTGGATTTACAGGTTCTCCATCAGGAGCACCATATGATTATGAAAATACAACTGGCAACGACCCTCCTTCAGCATCTACTTCTATTGATTTAAATTTCACTAATCAAGGCGTTGTGTCAACTTTTGACACTACTGGAAATCCTCCCGAAATTAATAATGTTCCTACACAGTGGTTTACTCCTACTGGTGGCGGAATTGGCGGTAGTTATGATATAAGAATAACTTCAATGAGCGGTACATGCACTGGTGGTAGCCGAGCATATTATAATATATTTGGTGCAGGAAATACAGGTATCAATCCAAACACATTTACAACGCCAACCGCATGGTATTCGTTAGCTTCCACTCAAACAGTAAAAGTTGGTATAGGAAGCGCACCTATTGTAGGATGTGGTACAGCACTTACGTTTGATGTAGAAATAGCGCCTAGTGGTGATCATAGTAGTCCTATTACAGGTAACTTTACACTAGTTATAGGTCAAGTTACTCCGACACCACCGGCAAGTACTACCACTACCACTACAACATCAGGTCCAACAACTACTACAACTACTACAACTACTGAAGCTCCGACTACCACAACAACCACAGTAGGCCCAACAACTACTACAACTACTACTCTATCACCTACAACTACGACAACAACGGGAGCTGGTCCTTCATTAGATTTTAATAGTTTAGCCGACTTCTCTTATAATAATGATAACCCTGGTGGAAGTACTGCAACATTAGATTGGACATTTGATGCTGATGGTAACATTATTTACGCAGGTGAAACTGCTAGTCAAATCTCTGGATCAACGGCATATTTAAGTCCTATAACGACTGGTGCAGGATCAGGATTTGAGATTAAGGTTACTCTTACTACCGGTATATCTCTCGCATCTGCGTTTACTATAAATGGAATAAATGTTGGAAATGGCGGAACATCGGCATACTATGGATTAACCAGCGGTATTACTATATCATATGCTCTTAGTGATCCTAGTAACCTTGGACTTACTAGAACCGCTATAGGTACTGTATATGTTAGAAATACTTCAACTCTTACAGAAATATCTAGAGCATTTACTATTGTGTGTAACACTATATAAATGATAGTAAAAAATATGGCACTATAAGTCTGTGATTGGTTTTGATAAATACTCGTAGAATATATTTCAGGAATATCCCATGACCTATGCACAGTACAATTCTATAACAGCCTCTGATTTCAATAGCTTAGTTGGTAATAACCCTAGTGGTCAATTTTATGAAGGATCACTCAACCAAGTGTGGGCTATTGGCAACGGTAGGGCTGGTTATGGCCAAACTGCGGTATCAAATGTTGCTATAGGTAATACGGTCGGTAATCTAGAATGGGATAGTCTAATTAACCTTACCGCAACTGCGGCAGCTCATCAAGGTTCGACTATTACTAGTGTTACCGCACCCTCTACAGGAAATACAATCGCTTATCTTTCTGGGGTTACAAACAATTTAGCTACAATTTATAATAATCGCCTTAATGCTGTAGCACAAGGTACTACTGCCTCTAACACTATTACCAATGCCAGTACTTGGACGAATAATTTAGTATTCACTCAGTCAGCATATTTTGCAAATGGTGATGCGGCTAGATACTTTTTTAATGCAGGTGGACAGTTAGTTATCACTTGTTCTCATCCAACAGGTACCGCGGTCGACAATGTTTTTCATGGTTTAGCAGCAAACATCGGTAACGTTACATTAAGTTCTACCACAGGGGGTACAATAACTATTGCTGGTAATTCATTTAGTGGGATTACTAAAGTAGGAGGAGGTGGTCAAACACCTACTATAATGGCTGACGATGGTTATTATGCATTGAGTGCTGGTAACGCAAACGTCTTTACACAAATTGATGGTGTAGATGCTACCTTTAGTGCTAGTTATATTAATATTCAAGTTAAAACTAATGGTACTGTGGGTACACACGGTGACGTAGGAAATACTGTTACATTTTACACAACTTGGCAAGAAGTACCTTCGGGAACTACAGTAGCAGCAGGTACAACAACTACTCTAACCGCTATATTCCCATCAACTGGTAATATCGCAAACACTTGGGGTGCAATAAGTTTTACAGGACCACCTTCACCTATTACTACTACCACTACATCTACCACTAGTACAACAACTGTTCCACCTACATTAGATTATGTATATACTGTACCGGGATCTTATAGTTTATCTCCGATACCCGGGTATCCTTATCTTACACTAACAATGGTTGGTGGAGGTGGTGGAGGCGGTGGCAATGATGGTTATGGCGATACTCGTGCAGGTGGTGGTGGTGGTTCCGGAGGTTACTCCTCTTTAATACTAAACACTACCGGCACTGTTGGTAGTTTTGCTATAACTGTTGGTGCTGGAGGAACTCCTGCAAACGTAACCTTCAATGGTATAGCATATCCAGGTATCCCCAGTATACCTAGAACAGGTACAAAGAGTGGATACAGTGGTGGTCAATCTTCACTGGTCTATAGTTTAGGAAATTATGGCGCTGGTGGCGGAGATGGTGGTATTGGTAATACAGGTGACAATGGTGATGGTGTTGGCGGCGCAGGTGGTACAGGTATAACTACTCCAGGTAATGCTGGTGTTACTCCTATTACTGACAGAAACATTTATGTAGCGGCAGCAGGTGGAGCTAGTGTATTTGGTGGTTATGGCGCAGGTGGAGCTAGCCAAAATAGTAACTTTGGTACTAATTTAAATGCTGACTTGCCGCAACCCGGTGGGAATGGTTATGTAAGATTGCAATTCTCTAGTACTATGCCTACTACAACAACCACTACAACAACCACAGCAGCACCAGTTGGCACTATTAATACTGCACTATTTACCTACTTAACAAGTAGTTCTTTTTATGCATCATCTTATGGTCCTACCGCCGGCGCATATCTAACTTTTTATAATTCTGGTGCTTTTGCAATCATTGATCAAAACGCAGTTAGTTTAACGGATGGTGCACCTAATCATGCTTATTGGATCAGTGGAGCTGTAAATCCAGGTAGTAGTTATTGGGTAAGATTTACTCAAACTGCTGTATTTGGCTATACTACATCTCCCTCAACCGGCTGGCTTTGGTTACAAGCAGACCAAACGATTTATGTTGAAAATGCCTATAATGGAACTACAGATTCAACCTATACTATAGAAATCTCAACCAATAGTTCAGGTACTAACATTGTGGCAACAAGTACAGGTGTGTTCTTATCTGCAACACAATATATTGTTCCAGGAATCTGATTATTTCGTAGTAAGCTAAAATTTATCATCACACTCATAATTAGCTATATAAAGCTATACGGTGTGATAACATGACAAAAAAACTAAGATTTATTTGCGTACAACCTGCCATTGATTATTATACTTGGCAAGTTGAAGTTATGATTAATAACTTCATGGAAAAAGGAATAAACCCCAACTACATTGATGTAGTGTGCGGTATTCAAAACAATCATGTTCCTGAAAGATGGCAGAAATTAGCCAATCATTATAATATGGTCAGATTCTTTTTCTATAATGATACTAGACAGTCTCCTGGTTATATTAGTTCACTAAGACCCCATGTATTGAAAAAGCATTTTCAAGCTAGACCCGAATTGTCGGATGAAGCTATATTCTACCATGACAATGACATTATGTTTACTGATCGGATAAACTTTGATCAATTTTTACAAGATGATACATGGTATGGTTCAGATTGTCGTTGGTATATTTCCCATGACTACATCATCAGCAAAGGTGAAGATATCCTAGATGCTATGTGTAACATCGTTAAAATTGACAAGGCTTTGGTTAAAGAAAATGAATTAAACAGTATTGGTGCTCAATACTTAATGAAAAATCTTACAGCAGAATTTTGGGAAAATGTTGAACGTGACTGTGAAAAATTATTCGTAGACATAACTGCCATGAATAACATCAAAAAACAGGCTGACCCCAAATACCATGAACTACAAATTTGGTGTGCTGATATGTGGGCTGTGCTTTGGAATGGTTGGAAGTTAGGAAATAAAACAGAATGTCACAAAGACCTAAGCTTTAGTTGGGCTACATCATCAGCGAGGGAATGGACAGACCATAAAATATTTCATAATGCCGGAGTCACTGGAACAGCTAGTGGACAGTTTTACAAAGCTGACTACATGCAAAAGTTGCCATATAATGAACCTTTAGAAATAAAACCTGACTATTGTAGCTACCATTATTGGCATTGGGTACAAAAAGTTGCCCAAATATCTTGCTTAATATAGAGCCAATGCTGTATAAATAATATTGTATACTTTATAAAGGAGTTACAACATGCGAGCAAAAATTTTAGCCAGTATATTATTCTTGTTACCTTTAAGTGCCTTGGCTCAACATCATCATGGATTCCATCCAGGATTTTATCGTCCATATTATGGACCAAATTGGGGTTGGGTTGCACCTGCGGTTATTGGTGGTGCTGTAGTATATGGACTAACTCGCCCTGCTCCTGTAGTAGTTCAACAGCCAGTCTATATTCAGCAACCTGTTGTTGTAGATCAGCCACAGGTTGTATATATTGATGGAATAGCGTATACTAAACAAGTTATGATAGTTAATGGTGTATCACAAGAAGTGTTGATACGCCAGTAAAGTATTGTTGTAAAAACCGCAAGGAAAGAAGCAAGTCCAAAGACGAGCAAGACGCGGGTTCGATTCCCGCCGGTTCCAAATCAGGGGGACCGACATGGTATCGATTGACGGGTGAGTAGATGAGTGGACAACACGATAGGCGATGGACGTAATCCAAGCAAAAACGATAATCGCAAATGATGATTATTTCGGAGAAGTGCGCCTCGCAGCGTGACCTTCGCGGAGTAGGAAAGACTCTGTAAAATAACCAACCTGTAATAGGCTCGCAAGGGCCTATTATTTTGTTGTTTTTCCGCAACAGATCCGAAAATTGACATTAATTGGGTACTAGCGTATACTGTATCTATAGTGAGAAACAAGGAGAGCGAGATGAGCGAACTGACTTACAAGACTTGGGAAGAGTACACCCCGCTTGAGCAGGCTGCAATGACCTACTGGGACATGTACAAGGACGCTTACAATTTCCGTCCCCGTAGTGTAGACACGTCCACATGGACGTTGGCCGACTTCCGAAAGGAGTTCGAAACCCTGCAGTTCATCATCAACCGCAACGAGGCCCAGCGTATCGAGGACGAGACTGCGGCTGTGACTCGGTTCGAAGCCCGTATCGCTAGCATCATCCAGTTGGGTGCTAAGGACCGTGCAATGGCTCTGCGTTGGATTCACGAGGCCGAGGAAACTAACGGTGACGATGAGTACCTCTGCTACACGGTTGGCATCCCTTATGGATATTTCAAATGACATTCACCTTAACTACCCCAACTGGCAAGGTCATGCGGTTCTATTTGCAGGCTATGGCCGAATTGTATCAAGTATTGTACCAAGGCACAATCACTAAGGCCCCTGCTTGACATTAATTCAGGTAGTTGCTATAATCTTTTTATCGTAGTTTTTTCAACAGGAGTAAGAAATGGCTCAAGTATCTGACAATCTCACCGTTACTAGTGTTCAGGCCCGTAAGGCAATTCTCAAGGCTTTCAAGGTCAAGCGTCCCGTGTTTCTCTGGGGCCCTCCCGGTATCGGTAAGAGTGAGGTTGTTTCTGAAATCACCGAGGAGCTTGGTGGTTTTATGATTGATTTGCGTATGGCGCAAATGGAACCCACTGACATTCGTGGTATTCCCTTCTTCAACAAAGACATTGGCAAGATGGACTGGGCTCCCCCGGTTGATCTCCCTGACGAGGAACTTGCTAGTCAGTATCCTATCGTCTGTCTGTTCTTGGACGAGATGAACTCGGCTGCCCCTGCCGTACAGGCTGCAGGATATCAGTTGATTCTCAATCGCCGTGTTGGTAAGTACAAACTTCCTGACAATGTGGTTATTGTTGCGGCAGGTAACCGTGATAGCGACAAAGGTGTTACTTATCGCATGCCAATGCCCCTTGCTAATCGGTTCTTGCATATTGAAATGCGCCCCGATTTTGCTAGTTGGCAGAACTGGGCAGTTAACAAAGGCATTCACAAGGATGTGGTTGGTTATCTGTCGTTCGCTAAACAGGATCTCTATGATTTTGATAGCAAATCGTCTAGCCGCGCATTTGCTACTCCCCGTAGCTGGTGCTTTGTCAGCGATTTGCTGAATGATGAAGAGGACACTGATTCTGATACCCTGTTCAACTTGGTTGCAGGTTCAGTTGGTGAAGGTCTTGCTGTTAAGTTTATGGCACACCGTAAGGTTGCAGGTCAAATGCCCGAGCCCAGCGATATTCTTGCAGGTAAGGTCAAGGATCTGCGTGTCAAGGAAGTGTCGGCAATGTACTCCCTCACGATTAGCCTGTGCTATGAATTGAAAGACGCACTGGACAACAAGCGTGTCAACACCAAACAGTTCCATGAAATGGCTGATAATTTCTTCAGTTATATCATGGCTAACTTTGAAACTGAGTTGGTTGTGATGGGTGCAAAGGTCGCTCTGAAAACGTATCGTCTTCCGATCGAACCCAGTCAGTTGAAGCATTTTGACGACTTCCACAAGAAGTACGGCAAGTACATTGTAGAAGCAGGTAACTAATCAAAGGGGAGGAAACTCCCCTTTTTTTATTTGACAATAAATCCTTGATTTGCTATAATATAGCATATATACGATAAAGGAGTAAGCATGAGCGATGTTGTTGCCCCAACTAAAAAACGCAAGCGCAGTAAAAAATTTGAGAACTTGGTCGGGCCTACCGACGCTAAAGTAGACTTCAATGCCCGTGAGCGGTTGGTAACTGCCCGCATTGGTCTGCTTCTCCGTCATTCATTCTTTGGTAACCTTGCGACCCGTATGCAACTGGTTAACGCTGATGAATGGTGTAGTACAGCCGCTACCGACGGCTTGAAATTCTATTACAATTCTCGGTTCATTATGATGCTCAAGCCTAAGGAAGTTGAATTTTTGGTTGGGCATGAAGTACTTCACGTGGTATACGATCATATGGGTCGCCGAGGCACCCGTGACCCACAACTTTGGAACATTGCCGATGACTACGCCGTTAATGCCGATTTGAAGCGGCACAAGGTTGGTGAGTTTATCAAAACAGTTCCTTGCTTGTATGAAGCAAAGTATGATGGTAAGAGTGCCGAAGAAATTTATGATGACCTTTATGAAAAGGCTGAAAAGATTAACATTGAGGATCTGATCGATCAAATGATTGATGATCATATGGAAGGTGAGGGTTCTGAGTCTGAAGGTGACGGCGAAGAGGTTGACGGTAGTGGTAAGGTCAAGAAAAAACGTCCTAAAATGTCTGGCGAAGAACGTGAACGTATTCGCCAAGAAGTAAAACAGGCTATCATCAATGCGGCAGCTTCTGCTGAAGCAGGTTCTATCCCTAAAGGTGTTGAGCGGCTAATCAAACAGCATACTAACCCAGTGATGCCTTGGCGTGAATTGATTCAGACTAATTTGACAAGTGCTATTCGCACTGACTTTAGTTTTATGCGTCCCAATCGTCGCGGTTGGCACATGGATGCTATCATGCCTGGTATGACCCCGGGCGAAGAAATTGATGTTGTGGTTAGTCTTGATATGTCAGGATCTATCACTGACAAACAGGCTCAGGCATTCTTGGGTGAGATCGCTGGTATGATGGATGCGTTTGATGGTTACCGAGTGCATGTATTCTGTTTTGATACAGAGACTTACAACCCGCAAGACTTTACCAGTGAGAACATGGATACAATTGATTCATATGAACCAACTGGTGGAGGTGGTACTGACTTTGATTGCATTTTTAGTTATCTTAAAGAAAATGCAATTGAACCTAAGCGTTTGATTGTATTTACAGATGGCTACCCCGGTGGTAGTTGGGGAGACCCTGACTATTGTGATACGACATGGATCATTCATGGCGATAAGGATCCAAACCCCCCGTTTGGAACATTCGCTATCTATGACGAGAAATGACCTGATATATGAATCCCCCGATAAGGGGGAAACTATATATGCTAGGAAAGCAGGCTCTACAGAAAGAGTGTTAATTTCAATGAGTGACAAGGCTTGGTCTCGTATCAATGAACAAGAGCAAGCCGAGATTTGGAAAGACATTAGAGGATTGGCAAAAACCAATCCATCGTTGAATGATGTATTAGATAGGTTGTTAGTAGTTTATAATCTTATTAAAAAAGAAAATTCACTATGATGTATATTGGTAGTAGTTTGGGCGGTTGCTTACAGAGTATCCTAAACGGCGAAGTGTCCGAGGACCAAATTTTAATGATTATTACTAGGACTCGGTGTGAAACCTATGAACAGTATGTTGGGGTAATTAAGTTATATTATGATGAAGGTAATCAGTACGCTAGGAATTCTCAAAGGTACGACTTCTCAAGATTTGATTTTGAAACCGTTATGGAATTGGCTTCCAAACTTTACAATTCAGGTAGAATTCATCAACCTAGGATCTACTCAGAGGGTGAGTATTTACCTATTACCTTTGCTTTTCGAGACCTTTGGTTAGAAGTAGTGCCAACCAATACGAATTCTTCACCTGCGGTAGTAGAGGCGTATGAAAAATATAAAATGCTAGATACACTAACACGATAATGGGTATCGATCCTATCACTTGGTTTAGTGACAGGGAGGTTTCTTTTAAACCTCCGCATTTTGTTATGGCTAATACTCAAGGTAATGAAGAATCTAAATTTTGGATTCTTGCTAACTTGCGAGGAAGGTTTGTACTAATTCAAGACAGTAATTATACACCAACAGATAAGAAAAAATTTATTCCTGCATTTGAAGATCCACAGGAAGCAATTCTTTATGAGTTGGCTTGGTCTTGATAAATTTTAATATATAGTAAAAATCAATTAAATAATCACATAATCTAGGAGAATATGATATGAGTTTTTTAAGACATGTTGGTAAACACGGTGATCGTAAAGTTGCAGTAATCTTCCGTGAAGTACCTGGTGAATCACATATGTGTTTAGTCACATATACAGAAACGTTGAATATGCATATTCATGATCCACTTATTAAATGCATTGAAAGTGACATTGGACAAAATAGTCAAAATTTAGCCGATGCATTACACCGTACGCATACAAGAGACGGTAAACCAATTCTTCAAACACTTCACCTTGAAGGGCAGTTGAAAAAAGTTCAAACCGCTCAGATTGTCATGACTCCTCAGCCTAATACACAAATTAGGCTAGATGAATTGAACAAGATTTTAGATGAGATGCAACAGGGCGAGGCGGCTGTAAAACGATTGGCTGAAATGGATAAGAGCATGGGAATGCAAACTAAATCTGAAGTTATCAGAAAAATGCGTGGCCCACAAACTACACCTACTTACCCAAGTGGTGATGTAATGGGTGATCAACAATTGGCTAAACAGCGTTTAGATCAGGCAATTAAAATGGAAAGTGAAGCACAAGGTCTTATCAATGAGGCAAAACGTTTGAAAGCCGAAGCAAGGTCACTTGATCCTAATGTAGCACCTACTGGTGAAGCATCAATTGTTGTAGAGGCTCCTGCACCAAAAGCAAAAAAACCCCGAGCCACTAAAGTTGTTGCATAATGTCACCTGAATTTCTTGAAAAGTGGGAGCACATTCTAGAGGATGTGGAAAAACAAAAAATCCCTATTAACTTTATTAAAAAGGTAGTGATTAAGTTAATGGGGAAGAAACAACAAACTCTGAATATTGAGAAATTTTTAAATCAAGGCTTAGAACCAGAGCAAGTAGAAGATTTAGTTAATAAACGATTAACTGAATTAGATGATTTGGTCACTAGCGTTGAATTCATTCTTAATGTACAGAGTATTGCGGACACTGTCCAACCTGAAACGGACCGTCTGTTAGGTAATTTATGAGACTGATTTTGGCATGTGATCCAAAAGGTGGAATCGGATATCACAATAAATTGCCTTGGAGTAAAATCGAGGGCGATTTGCCAAGATTTAAAAAATTAACTCAGGATCAAGTTGTTGTTATGGGTCGTAATACGTGGGATAGTCTTCCAGTAAAACCATTACCTCACAGAATTAATGTTGTAGTAACTACAAAACCAATCACTTTACCTAACAATGTTAAAACAATTGCTCATCTAGATGACTTGAAATATTTTCATGAACCATGGATCATGGGTGGGGCAGCATTAATTAAATCATGTTGGGAAAGAATTACCAAAATTCATTTGACCACTACCTTTGTTGAATATGCCTGCGATACTTTTATAGATTTAAGAAAGCTACGCGGGGAATTTAGAATTTCTCATGAAGAGGTTCATGGTGACCATATATATGAAATTTGGGACAGAGATCATCCTGATTATTGGAAATACACACAAAAATGCAATTATACTTAGATTTGCTTAAAGATATATTAGAGAACGGCGAAGCTAAAGACGATAGAACTGGTGTAGGTACATTATCGGTATTTGGTAGACAACTGCGTTTTGATTTACGCAAAGGATTTCCTGCTGTTACTACTAAAAAACTAGCATGGAAAGCCTGTGTAGGTGAATTGTTATGGTTCATCGAAGGTAGCGGGGATGAACGTAGACTAGCTGAAATTACGCATGGCCGTAAAGATGGGACAGTTACCATATGGACCCCAAATGCTCTATCAAGTTATTGGAAACCTAAAGCTAAGTTTGAAGGTGATTTAGGTAGAGTATACGGTGTGCAGTGGCGAGATTGGAAGATTAATACTATTAAATCATCCAAACACGATATTCATCATAGTGAAACCGCTAAAACTCATTATGATTCAACCGTCTTAGAAAGATCCGTTGATCAATTAGATAATCTGATTAAAGGATTAATTGAAGATCCTAATGGTCGTAGGCATATTCTTAGTGCATGGAATGTTGGTGAACTAGACCAAATGGCATTGCCACCTTGCCATGTCATGAGTCAATTCTATGTAAACAAAAATCGTGAATTGTCCTGTCATATGTATCAAAGAAGTCAGGATGTCTTTTTGGGAGCCCCATTTAATTATGCAAGTTACGCCCTATTAACTCATATGATTGCACAAGTATGTGGATATACAGTGGGAGAATTGATTATTAGTACAGGTGATACTCATATCTATAAAAACCATATTGAACAAGTAAAAGAGCAATTAACACGGGAACCTTATCCCTTACCTAATTTATGGTTAAATCCCGATATAAAAGATATTAATAAATTTACTATGAATGATATTCACCTAGAAGGGTATACTAGTCATGGCCCAATCAAAGCTGAAATGGCTGTATGAAAGACTACATTAAAACTAAAGTTCATACATTCAGCATAGGTGATGCTGATGATCCTGATATCTATGCTTCTCAACCTCTTTGGGAATTTCAACAATCAGAAAAAGGTAAGTGGATTATGGAAAATTCTATAGAAACACCAATTTGGCATAGGCATGTTGATCATACTCTGTTTGGTTATGTGTATACTATTACAGCCAAACTACCTAAAGAAAAATATACATTTTTCAAACTTAAGTTTGATTAATTGAATCCCGTAGATAAATACGGGCATGTGGATATTATCTGTTCTACCTGATTACGCTATACATGGTTTATTAACTGTTGGTATTATTGGTGTAATTCTAGGCTTTGTATTAGGGTTTATACCATTTGTTGGTAAGTATAAACTACCCATTCAAATCATCAGTATATTCATACTAACACTTGCCTTATACTTAGAAGGTGGGTTAGAAAATGAACGGCTATGGCAATTGAAAGTAAAAGAAGTACAAGCCAAAGTTGCTGTATCAGAAACCAAAGCGGTAGAAAAAACAGTAGAAATACAAGAAAAAATTGTAAACAAGACTAAGATAATTAAACAAAAAGGCGATGATATAATACAATATATTGATAGAGATATAGTTAAAAAAGAAGAGATTATCAAGTACATAGAAAATTGCCCAGTGCCACAGGAAATAATTGAGCAACACAACAAAGTTATAAATTTAACTAATCAATCTTCGGGAGAGAAGAAATGAAAAAGTTAATTCCATTAGTATTATTATTGTCAGCTTGTGCTACTACGCCTGTTCCAATAGAGCGTAAATTTCCTCCATATCCTAACGCATTGTCAGAAAAATGCGAACCACTAAAGCCGATTGAACCTACTGATAAAGTTCCTATTACAGATATGTTAAAGGTAGTGGTAGAAAACTATGTAGTATACTACAACTGTGCTACCAAGGTTGAGGGTTGGCAAGAATGGTACATTGAACAGAAGAAAATCTTTGAAAGTGTAAATGAAAAATAACTCATAAATACATTATGAGGTTATGAAAATATGTCTACACAAGAAATCATTAATATAGGTACGTCGCCCAACGATGGTCAAGGTGATCCACTACGCACAGCATTTGCAAAGATAAACAATAATTTTACCAGTTTATTTAATACTACCTTTAGTGCGTCTACCGCATACTCTTTGGGTAATTCAGCAAATCAAGTAATATATACCGCACCTGTTGAAACTTTTACGCAGGCTATGCTTCAAATTAGATCAAGTAACCCACTAACATCAGACAGCCAAGATATTACACTTTCAGCACAAATTACAAATGATAATGCTAGTGTAAGATTTACGGGCTATGGTACTACTATCAATGGTAATGCTATAACCAATTATGATATGGATGTTTTTGATTCTAACGTTCGTGTACTAGTTAATCCATTAGTAAACGCTACATTGTTACATTTTATTTCATCTCAAGTGACTTTCATTGGTACACAAGTCCCTGGCTTAAACATTCAACTAGATGGTTATGTACCAGGATATGACATGTCTACCGAAACTGACTTGTTTATAACCACAGAGCAGGCATGAGAGCAAAAGAATTTATAAACGAATCAGTGAGCCTCGGGCATACTGGTAGTTTACAGCAAGACATTGCATTGGCATTGCCCGGTGCATGGAAAATTCCTGCACTTAAAAATCAAGATCCGTATTTACAATATCGTTTTGGTGTTGCGATTGCAGGTGCTAAAGGTGCTCACCAACGCAAATTAGATGGCGTTCCTCCTTTTGAAGAAGATAAAGTATTTGGTGAAAATGAATTTGTAGTTAGTTATGATCCACGTACAGGTGAATATATCCGTGACGCATTAGTATCTATGGGATTAAAAGCTAGTGATGCTGTGCAAATTGCTACCATGGCAAGTCAAGAAATGCCTGATGTAGTAAAAACAAGCCCAATTAAAGGCTTTAAAGGATACTCAAGATGAGAGCGTATGAGTTTTTAACTGAAGGTGAAGGAAAACCACATCCCCATCATGCACAAGCATCACTTGGTGTATTCAAAGCCCGTGATGTTGGTGGATATGATAGGATATACCATATGAATCGTCTTTGGATGGCTATGGCAATGGCTGATGGCAAGAGTCAGGATGCCGTAGAAATGGATAATGCTAGCTTTGCTGAAAAATATAATACGGTTCATCCATATACAGAAGAAGAATATAATATGTATGTTTCGGCAACAAAAACTATTCCAACTGATAAAAAAGATGTTGTTCCTTATTCCAAGAGCAAAGAACCTGAGGATACAAATACCAAGAGTCTAGTAAAACCTTTTAAGGGCTATACAAGATGAGAGCCATAGAATTTGTTATCGAAACCAAAAAAGCTAAAGTGCCAAAAGAACAAATAGCAACATGGAGCAATACATCTACACTACCAAATCATAATATGTACCATGGTAGTGGATATTTGCATTCACAGTTTATAAAAGCATTAGCTGGTGCAGGTGCCGGAGATACTCCTGATGCAGATATGGGTAAAGAAAATTTTGCAGGTGGAGATCCTATAGTCACTCCTTATCATCCTATAGAAGAAGAAATGATAGATCGTGCTAATAAGGCAATTGGTGATAATAATAGAAAAAAATGGGGAACTAGAGATAGCCGTGAGCCTGAGGATACACACAAAGTTAGTCCTCATAAGCCATTTAAGGGCTACAAAAGAAAATAATTTCATCATCAAAGCCTAGAATAAGTAATTTGTACAAATTACAAGGTTCTCAATGATTGATATTAATAACACACTAGACCTAGTAAAACTAAAGTTTTACAATGACTACCTCTATCAATGCCACATCTATGATGAGGGCGAAAGTGGGTACCATAAACAGCTTACAGGCGAAATGGTAAAAAATTATGTTGATCCGTTAAATCTAGCCAAAGATGCTTTAATCTTAGATTTAGGCTGTGGTCCGGGCTATTTCCTAGATGAAATGAAATCCAGAGGTTATACCAATCTAGTTGGTGTTACTCTTAGTCCCAACGATGTTAAAATGTGCGAAGATAAAGGTCATACTATTAAAAAATACGACTTGTCGTTTTTGCCACAAGAACAGGGTTACTATGATGAAAGTGTGGACTTTATATTTCTTAGACATGCATTAGAGCATAGTCCATATCCAATATTCACATTAATGGAATATAATAGAGTATTAAAACAAAATAGTAAGATTTATATTGAGGTGCCTGCTCCTGATTGCGATAGAAAGCACGAATATAACTTGAATCATTATAGTATCTTTGGTGCTGCACAATTGGCCGCACTACTTGAGCGTACTGGTTTCAATGTCAATACCTTTAATAATTTAGAATTTGATTTAGAAATACCCGGCGATAACGGTGAAACCGCTCCAGTTAAAGAAAGGTTTTTTTGTATAGTTGCTACTAAAGCTAGGCCGCTAGACATTAAATAAAACGATAAATACTCTCTATATGAGAGTATTTTTATGGCTAGCCGTAAAATTACATAAAGGAATACAATATGAAACCTAGTGAGATATTACGCAGCTTAGCTGACATGATTGATGCAAGACAACAATCAGAAAGACCAATTGGCGCCCCAGGTAGATTATCACCTAGAATAATGCCACAAGAACCTGAAGTTGAAATGGCTGATGATTGTGGTTGTGATGATGAATTAGCACAACAACCTGATGATATCATGATTCCTCCATTGCAACTGAAAATAGAATTATTAAAGAAAGCCACTGGTGTTGAAAGCGTATATGACGATGAAGAGTGTGATGAAGAAGATCCAAAGTCTCATTCATACGATGAGCTAGAGCTTATAAAAAAGAATGCTGGGCTTAATCCAGTAGTACTGGATGCATTAGGCGACGACGAACCGTTAGACGTTTAAGGAGTTGCTATGAGTAATGGTAACACCAACAATACAGTTTTCATCCAAAAGCTTTTTACTAGCCGTGATAATTTTGTAGACGGTAATGTACAACAAGCTACTGCTAATACAGCAAATTATGTAGGTCAAGAAGGCCGTATTTGGTGGAACCCTGACTTAAACGCATTCTATTATAGTGATGGTAATACTCCAGGTGGATTTCTAATTAACGGACCTGTTGGTAATGGTCAACCAGGCGGTCCAGTAAATTCAGTACAAATTAATAATGGTGACGGGAACTTTTACGGTTCTGCTAATTTTATTTTTGATGGTAGCAATGCCAATCTAGCAGGGAATGTCAATGCTAGTTATTTTATAGGCAACGGGTCACAACTTACTGATATTAATACTAATAAAATTGTTAATGGTACAAGTTATGCTAACATAGAGAACCCAAATGGTAATTTAGAAGTAAATATTAACAGTTATAGTTGGATTTTTGATAGTACTGGTAATTTAACTGTTCCTGCCAATTCAACTATTAGTCCTTTATCCGATGATCTTACTCTAGATGCTGGTGGAAACGTTTATATTAAATCCAAAGGTCATGTATTCTTATTTGACAGTGACACCGTAGGTAGATTAATTATGCCACCAAGTGGTATAATAGCAGTTGATGATGCTGTTGGAAATGGATTAAACTTATTTGTAGGCAATACTAGTACTGAAGTTGGTAATACTTGGAACTTTGGTGTAGCTGGTAATTTAACATTACCTGATCTGGGTCTTGTTTGGAATAACGGTGGATTAACTACATTGCAAGCAGGCAGTGATGGAGCACAGATAGGAAGCAACAATGGTCAAAATTATGTTATTGCCAATGCCAATGGCACTTATATGCAGACCTTGGCAGACACAACAAATTATCTTTGGCACTTTGGTATAGATGGTAATCTAACAACGCCTGGTAATATTATTATAGATGTAGCCGGAAATGCTAACGTAAGTTCTGATTCAAATATCAACATTATTTCCAATGGTAATATATGGGATTTTGGTACAGATGGTAATTTAACACTGCCTGGTAACAGTGAGATTAGTATTAACTACGCCAATGGATATCCATATGGTGTGACTAATATAGCAGGTTTAGCTGCGGGCAATACCTCAGAAGTTCAATTCAACACTAATGGTAACTTTAGTGCTAGTGGTAATCTAAGATTTGATACAGGTAGTAATACACTATACACAGATGCCGTTGGTATTCCAGTTGGCACCTTGCTATCTGGCAATGCAGCCATTGTTTATGTTATTGCTACATTAACTCTTAATCAAATATTAGCGAATAGTGACGGAACATTGACATCATTACCGGCAGGTAGTTATGGTAATCCTAATGAAGTTCCTGCTCCGTGGGCAGTATTTGAATTTACAACAACACCTAGTCCTACATTAGAAATAAATGATATATTATCTGGCGCAGGCGTTCCTGTTCCTAGCCCTGTAACATATATTGGTACAGGTGGTAATAGTAATATTGTAGTTACAACAAGTACATTCTATGGGTTACCTACACCTATTCCAGGATATGGTACACCAATTCCAGTAGCACGCCAAACATTAAACGCAGGAATGCAGATTACAACTCAGCCTGTTACTGACATTGTTATAACACCCGGAGCAGGTGGTGGTATTATTTGGGCAGGTAATTTAGTTCCACTAACAAATCAAGAATTTACTATAGGTTCTGCTACTAGAAGAGTTAAACAGATTTACTTTGGTGGTCAAACGATTTTTATCTATGATGAATATTTAGGTATTGACCAAACCATCGGTGCTAATAACGGTAATCTGATTATAGGCGGTGGTAGTGGATTAACAGTTGGTAATTTTATTTTAAGTGGTAACACTCTATACCTAAATAATCCAGCAGAAGAATTTAACATTGGTACACCGGGTGCGACTGGTAATCTTAACATCAATCGTCCTCTAACAGTTAGTGACAGTGCTGGACATAAAACATTCAAAGTTACAAGTGACGGTAAAGTACGAATTGATACTGGCGCCCAAC